CCAGACCTGATAGACCTCCTGAAAAGCCGAGCCGGTGTGTGGATTCGTGCATGTGCGAGTGCATTTCTCGCACGCACTCTTACACCCGCACTGCTGACAATTCGATCCGCCGCCGAGCAACATCACGCACACTCCGACCATTCGAGGTGCCACGTTCCGTCGATGCTCTCGCATCCGACCCAGTAGCCTCCGGTCGGCCCCGTCACGGTCTGTGCCCGGTTGATCGCCGTGAACGTCACCGGTCCGCTCGGCCCGCTGACTGCCGCCGAGCCGTCGCCCTTCCACTGCGTGACGCTCGCCGTCGAACCCTTCGACCACGTGCCCGTCACCTTCCCGAGCCGGATGCCGGCCGCCCCGGCCGCACCGAAACGCACGAGCGCCCACTTGCCCGCCCCGGTGCCGGACTCTTTCCAGAGGATCGTCGCTTCGCCGCTCGAGCTGCTGGTGAGCTGCGTGAGATCGCCGTCTTTTGCCGTGGCGAACGTGTCGGACTCACTGACGACGTTGATCTTGGCTTGCACCACGCCTGCCACCGCACACCGCCCGATCTTCCCGGCCGCGATCGGCTCGACCGCCACCACGAACGACGAGCCGCCAGTCGGCAAGCCGCCGCTCAAGACCGGCTGATCCTGAAACTGCTGCGTGGCGTTACCGGTCGCACCGCTCGGCGTGAAGACGACGCCGGCGACGGAGAGCACGCCCCAGCGGTTGACGGTGCCGGTCGTGTTGTTCTTTGCCAGGATCGGCGTGTAGGGCTTGGGGCCGTCGGACGGCCCGGCAGCCATGCCGTCGGAACGCTGCCCGAGGACAATGTCTGCGGCGTCCTGCGCACGGTTCCACGCACGGGCGCTTATCTGGCCCCTGACCGGCCCCGGCACGATGCGTCCCGGTCGTCCCTTTTCGCTCATGCCACGCCGATCTTGAGCTGGGAGAAGTCGCCATCCTGGTAGACGCGATTGACGTAGACCGCGATCGGCTGCCGCGTGATCTGGCTCTTCGCGGTGTCGGCGACGGTGGCGTACCGCACCCAGAGGTATTCGTGCCCGCCCTTGGCGATGTTGCTGATGTCGCCGACCTTGAGCGGCAGCAGCGTCTTACCGTCGCCGGCACTCGGGGAGGCCACGAACTTGAACGTGATCGCCCCCGGCCCGTTGCCCCGCTGATCGTCCCATTCGTGCGAGCCGCTGGCCCCGACGAACAGCACCTCGCCGGCCTTGAATCCGCGGAAGGCTGCGTTGTTGACCGTGCCGGTCAGTTCTCCGAGTTTCCGGATGTAGGCGTCGGTCAGGACCGACAGCGGCACGTCGTACGACTCCTGGAACTGGAACGACGGGACGACGATGTCAACGCCGTTCACGCCGTTGTCATCGACGTTGATCGCGCCCTTCATCGTCGCGCCGTCGTCGAGCCCGGAAGGACCGTACACCTTTTCGCCGGTGTCTGTCACCGCCCCGAAGGAGTTCTTCACCTGAAGAGCGTTGGTGATGTGCTGCGTCCCGCCAGACGTGTCGAACGATCTCGCCCGCTTGAGCGGTGCCGTCTGCGTGGCGTCTTCGGCCCCGATCTTCTCGTAGTTGATCGTGACCTTCCAGCAGTCGTCGCCCTGGTACTCGACGCCGTAGGACTCCGCCCGCAGCTTCACGGTCGGCTGACCGGGGTACTGCCAGTACGGGTAGCTCGTCGAGATTGCGACGTTGGCAGCGGCATGCAGCACGTCTTCATTAGTGGTGCCGAAGACGTTGAAGACGCGAGTGCGGGTGCTCGCGTCCTTCCGTCCGAGACGAAAGATCGTTGACGACCTCGAGCTACTGTCTTCGACCCATGTCAGAGCCATCTACCACCTCATGCGACGATGCCACCGACGCGGTTCGCTTGGTCGATGCCGGCCTGGATCTTGAGCAGCGCGTCGAGCTGCTGCTTCTGCACGTTGCCGCCGCCCATCTGCCCGACGCCAAACGCCGAGAATGTGCCGGCCACGCTGGTGCTCATCTTTGGAGCCGACCCGCCGGAGATCGACGCCGGGGCGGATGTCTGGGCCACCTTCTCATTTAGAGTGGTCTTTGCCTGATCGACAGCCGCCATACGGTCGGCGGCACGTTGGCGATCGGCGTCAACGCGCCCCGCCATTCGGTCGTTGGACTTTTGGCGGTTGGTTGTCTGCCGGCTGATCGCAGCGCCTTCGTACATCTGATTCGCAATGGCAGCGTCCGCCATCCTCTTCTGGATGCCGGGATTTGCTTTCCCTCTCTCGTCGGCACGAGCCTTCGTGTCCGCTTCAATCGCGGCGACCTTCTGTTGCGTGTCCGTTGCGCCTGTCAGATAGTCTTGGATTCGCACCCACGCTGTCTTGATGCCAGCGAGGATCGCGTCGAAAGTCGCCAGGACAGAGTTCTTCAGGTTGTCGAAGACTCCCATGACCATTGCCGACATCGTGCGAAACACGGCTGCAGAATCCGTCTGCAACGAATCGACGTTGTTGACGACGTTGGTCTTCAAGTAGTCGAAGACGTTCAGGATGCCGGTAAGAAACGGATCGATCACCCCCATGATCGCCGCCTGCCCGCGGAGCCACGCCGCCTGCACGCCCGACCAGAGAATGTCGATCGCCCCGGCGATGTCCCCGGCCGCGATCGAGTTGTAAACGCCGGTGATCGTCGTGGAGGTTGTCTCGCCGAGGTCGGTGAGCAGCGCCTTCGCGTCGTTGATCGGGCCGTCGAACGAGCCCCGCAGCGAGCCGGACATTTTCGCCAGATCGACGCCGGCCACGCGGGCCGCGACTGCGATGCCGCCGAGGACGGCGGCAATCGCCAGCACCGGGCCGCTGGTGGCGATCGTAATGAGCGACCCGGCGAGCGCGCCGATGATCTTCACCAGCGAAAGAATCGGCCCGCCGATGTTCCCGGCCACGCGAGAGACGATCGACAGCCCTTCGCCGAACGTGAACAGCAGCGTCCCGACGCCGACCAGAGCCGATCCGACGGCGAGCACCTGGCGGACGAGGTCTTCGTTCTCGCGGACGAACCGGGCCGCCGCTTCCGCCATGCCGGCGATCGCGTTCGACGCCCCGACAACGGCGGGGGCGACAGCCTTTCCGACGGCCTCGCCGAGCGAGACGAGCGAGGCTTGAGCCCGAAGGACTTCGGCGTTCTGACTGGCAAATGCGGTGCCGGCCGCCATGATCGGCCCGGCAATCGCCGAACCGACCACAGCCATCGTCTTGCCGACGCTCGCCATCCCGCTGCCGAGGTTGCCGATCTGCGTGTTGACGATCCGCAGGGCGTTCAGCAGCTTCGACGGGTTCGCCCCGATCTCAACGTACACCTGACCGCCGCGGACTGCTGACGCACTCATGCTTCATCCTCCGGCGGGGCCGAACAGTTCTTCGAGGTCGGCTTGGGTCGCTTCTCTCTTCGGTGTCGGTGCGGCCTTTGTGAACGGGTTGAGCTTTGCGGCCTCGACTGCCGGCTTACCCTGGCCGCGGTGAGCGTTGGCGAACTGTGCTAGTTGCTGTGCCGTGTGCCACCAGTCGGATTCAAGCCGAGCATCGCGGGCCGCCATCAACTCTCGGAGGGTGCGGTGGTCGGGGTCGAGTCCGGTGATGCCTGCACATTCCCAGACGACGGCCCAGGAGTCCGCAGGGCCGCCTCCGCCTGCTTGGTCACCTCGTCGGCCAACTCCGTCATCCGGGCCGCCAGCGAGGTCACCACGCCGCGGAGGCGCGGGGGGAAAAAACCGATCAGCTCCTCCTCGACTGCCAGCCCTCCTTGCTCAAGGGACTCTCCGCGGAGAGCGTCGAGAAAATCTTCCTTCGTCAGCCCGGCCTTCTCGACAGCCGGCAAGAGGATCGCGTAAAGCGTCTCGCCGAGAGTGGAGAAGTTCGACCGCAGAACCTGAAACGTCCTGGCGATCTCGCCGGCATCGATCAGGTCGAACGGCACCGATTCTGTCGGGGCCGGCTCGTCGGCAGACTTCGGCGGCAGCACCACCCGGACGAGATCCTTGACCCTGGACGCCGACGACACGGTCAGCGAGACGTACCACGGCCTGCCCTTATCGTCCCGAAACTCTCTCATGTGCGGAGTCCTGCTTGGGTCTTCGTCATCTGGATCGACCAGACGCGGACATCGTCCAGCTGCATCGAATCGCTGACGTTTGTCACGACCGCCGTGAACGAGTACCCGGCGGCAACAACAGCGATCTCCGTTCCGGCAATAGCCGCCGCAATGGCGGTCGATGCCGCAGCGTCGTCAATTGTGTCGAGCGTGATCGACACTCCGTAGCCGGTGTGGTACGACACCGTGGCCCGGCTGCCGAACGGCGTGAACTCTCGCGTGGTTCCGGACGTGCTGACCTGCACATCGCGGACGCCGGCCACGGCTCCGCCGTTGAATGTCACCGCCACGTCACGGCCAAGAGAAATTGCCATCGACGCCTCCGCTCAGGAGGTCTTCTTGGCGGTCAGAGTGAACGTCACCGGGCCGTCGAGCGGACGGTTTTCAGACACGTTGGTGACGATGTAGCCGGTTCCAGCCGACGCCAGCGACGACATGACCGCCGTCGCGTCGAGGCACTCAATCTCGGCGGTGCGAGTGATGAATCCGCCGGTGGCCGCCTTGTAGGAAATGCCGCTTGGATTGACGAGCCCGCGGTGCGACACGTCGATCGCGGTCGCCTCTTGGTTCCACGTGACCGAGATCACGCCCGTCGCGCCGTTGCCGCCCGTTGGCGTTCCGCCGTCCCGACCGAGAGTCACTGCCATGTCGATCGCTCCTTATTGGACGCCGCGGGTGCAGGAGACGGAAAACGTGGTCTTGTCGTCGAGCGGCTCGGACTGGCTGACGCTCGTCACGAGGAACTTGATCGACGAGAGGTTGTGACCGTTGGCACCGGAGGCACTGACGACAACGACGCTGCCGACAGTCACGCCCGGCGCATCGACGCAGGTGAGATCGAGCGTCTGTTCGGCCCACCCGCGCAGAATCGTCCGCTCGGTGTCGCCCGCCTTGGTCTTGTCGATCTCGGTGAACGTGGTGGTGATCGACCCGTCGCTGACGTTAGAGATCCCCGTGTAGGTGACGTTCTTTCCGAGAACGATCGTTTCGCCGGCCATGCGAGAGCCTCCGCTGGGGGTGTGGCTCTATCGTCGGCGGCGGGGCGGCAAGCCCGCAGGGGGTGTGGCGGGTCAGGGACCGACGATCGCGTCGCGGAAGGCTGCGGGGATCTTGGCCATGCCGTTCTTCAGCCCGGTTTCCATGTACCGTCGGGCCTTCACCCGGCGCGAGCCGAGCTTGATCGACTGCTTGCCGATCGGCCGGTTTGACGTGATGCCGAACACGGCACCACCAGAGAATCGCCGCGGCACCTTCGCCGGTGCGGCCGTCTTCACGAACCACAGATTGATCGTGCCGCCCACCTCGTGGAGCTTGTTGAGCTTCGGCAGCTTCGCCGGCCCCACGACGACGCTGTCCGTCGAACTGTCGTAGTCGTATTGGATGTCTGACCGCAGGAAGCCCTTCGGGAACTGCGCCGTCTTCCAGCTCGTCACCCTATCGGGCTTCGCGGTCTGTTTCCGCCGTGCCACAAGACGCTGCCCGTTTACGGTGCCGATCTCCACGAGCTTTTCCATCGACGGCCGGCGATTGGACATCGACCTTTGAACGGCCCGTCGAACCTCTGCACCGGCGATCTTGAGAGCCTTCTGCCGCCCGGCGGACATGCGGTCGCGCACGTGGTTCCATTTGAACTTCGTTCGTCCAGTCACCTTCCCGGTGCCGAGCCCGTCAAGCTTGATGCGGACGATCTCGCCCATATCAGTGACTCCTCGGCACGCGGAACGTCACGACGATCCCCGCCCGCCACACGTTCCGCTCCTGCAACGCCTCGCCCGGATTCTTCTCGACGACGATCGTCTGCGGTGACGTGACGCCGGTCGGCCACGTGATCCCCGGCCAGGAGTGGTCCTCGAGCTTGCCGAGCAGCTCCTCAAGCAGATTGAGCATCACGTCGCACTCCGCCTCTTCCGGCGTGTGCCGAGCGAGGTAAATCTCAACCGCGTAGTCGCGCATGTGAGATGACCTGGCGATCCGATCCGACTCGATCGATCCGTCCGTGACGCAGATCACCGGATTGGCGAGATCCTCGATCTCGTAGGACGGGAAGTTCTTCGTCTCGACCGTCACCGTGTCGGCCGTTGCCGTCCACGTCACCGCGTCGAGCGAGGCGACGAGCGCCGCCATGATGTCCGCTTGGATGCTCACAGGCTCGCCTCCATTGCCGCCGCGTTGTTGACGATCCGCTCGTCCCAATGCAATTGTGCGGCAGCGGCCCTGGCGTGCGTCAGGGCGTCCGCCTTGCGTCCGAGGTGCCAGAGGGCGATCGACGCAAGCTCTGCCGCCCTTGCCTTTGCCAGAGGGTCGGTGGCATGCGTGCTGACCGGCGAGGCAATCGCCCGCTCGGCAAACTCCAGCGACCGCGGCCAATCCTCGCCGTGGTGAGCGGCCAGCGCCAGCCGTTCCCAGCCGTCCGGCTCGCCCGGCGATTCCTTGGCCGCCCGCTCGAGGTACGCCCCGTCGCCGGTGATCGACGCCAGACGGCGAAGAGCGTAAGCCCGCTCTGTCGGCGATCCGCCGGGCATCTTCAGGAAGCCGGCAAACTCACCCGCCGCGGTCGGGATGCCCGCGTAGTCCAGTTCGCGGGCGTAGTACCACCGTGCCCGTGCGTCGGCCGGGGACTCGTTGACCGCCACCTTGAGCAAGTCGAGGTCGGTCTTGTGAGCCTTGTTCTTGTCGCGGTGGTGCTCGACCACCAGGCCGTCGGCCTTCCGCTGAATCTTTTCGCCCGACCAGCAGACGAGCCCCTCGTGCGTCGCCTGCCGCCAAACGAATCCAGACCGGGCGTGGACCCGATCGCAGTGGAACCGCAGGAGCGGACGGCCGGCGTCGTCCATACTC